GAACAAAACAAACTTGTAACATTTCCTATGAATTTAAAACATAGAACTGTTCCTCATACAGATAATAACTATGAAAGAATTGTAATAAATATAAATTACATAAAGGATTAATATGCCGACTTATATAATTACAGACACTAAGAAGAAAAAAACATTTGATGTGTTTTGTTCTTGGGATAGACTACAAGAACTATTAAAAGAAAATCCAAATTGGGTTAAGGGTATTACTGCAGCTGCAATCGTAGGTGACCACGTTAGAACAAAGACTGATGGTGGTATGAAAGAAGTCTTTTCAAAGATTGCAGACAAACACCCAAACAGTGCTCTTGCAGATAGATTCGGTGGTAGTAAAACAAATGCAGCTGTCAAAGCAAAGACCCTCGCAAAGAAACATGGTCTGGTAAAAGACGGTGGTCAGGATTTAAGTAAGAGATTTAAGAAGAATAAAACAACAGGACTGTTTTAATATAAATACATTGTGTATCGTCAATTGTTGCGTGTACACAACATAGTGGTAGGGGGTAACCTCTACCACAACTATATTATAAGGATAGATAATGGCAAAGAAAAATAAAGAAATTAGTTCAAATAATTTAATCAAAGTAAAACCAATAACAGAAGGTCAAAAGACTGTTTTTGAAACTTATAAAAAAGGTCAAAATCAATTCTTATTTGGTTGTGCTGGAACTGGTAAAACTTTTGTATCATTATATCTTGCATTACAAGATGTGATGAACTTACAAACAAAATATGATAAAGTTATATTGGTGCGTTCATTAATACCAACAAGAGAAATAGGTTTCTTGCCTGGCGATGAAGAAGATAAGGCTGCACTATATCAAGTACCGTATCAGAATATGGTTAAGTTTATGTTTGAACAACCTAACGAACAAGCATTCAATATGTTATATGATAGATTAAAAAATCAAGGTAGCTTATATTTTCTATCAACATCATTCTTAAGAGGTCTAACTTTTGATAACTCAATTATAATTGTTGATGAGTGTCAGAACCTAAACTTTCACGAATTAGATACCATTACAACAAGAGTGGGTCAAGATTCTAAAATAATATATTGTGGTGACTTTAGCCAAACAGATTTACTAAAACAAAATGAAAGAAATGGATTGCATGACTTCCTTAGAATATTAGAAGAGATGCAAGAGTTCAACTGCACTGAATTTAATATCGGTGATATAGTTCGTTCTGGATTTGTAAAGAACTATTTAATTCAGAAAACGAAACTAGGAATGGGAATGGAATAATGGATATAGAAAAACTAAGAAAACAATTAGAAATTGACGAAGGAGTCAAATATGAAATTTACAATGACCATCTTGGTCTTGCTACATTTGGGATTGGTCATTTGGTTATACCGTCTGATGAGGAACATGGAGAACCAGTTGGGACGGTCATATCCGAAGAAAGAGTCAAAGAATGCTTCGACAATGATGTGAAATCAGTATTAAGAGATTGCTCATTATTATATAAAGATTTTGATGAGTTACCAGAAGAAGTACAACAGATTGTTGCAAATATGATGTTCAATATGGGTTATGGTAGATTATCTAAATTCAAAGGAATGAAAAGAGGCGTTGATGCAAAAGATTGGAACAAGGCTGCAGATGAGATGATTGACAGTCGTTGGTACAAACAAGTAACAAATAGAGCTCAAAGATTAGTTGACAGAATGCGACAAGTCTGATACAATACATTACATTATGACATTTAAACATTTAGAAGTAAAACTTCCTAAAGTTATACAAAGAAACAAAGCATTACCTAGTGGTGGTCGTGGATACGAAACACCAGATGGAAAGTTGTATCCATCAGTTACTACAATATTATCCATAAGAAATAAAGAAGGTATATTCGAATGGAGAAAGAGAGTAGGTAATGATGTTGCAAACTATATTATGAGAACAGCTGCATCTAGAGGAACTGCTGTACATAAGATGTGTGAGGATTATCTAAACAATCAACATATCAAATGGCCTAGTGAGTTCGATAAACATAAGACAAACAACTTTCTTGCGTGGTCTATGTTCACACAAATGAGAGATATACTTGGTAATGTCGATAATATCAGGTGTCTTGAGAGTAGCCTATATAGTGATGAACTAAAACTTGCTGGACAAGTTGACTGTATCGCAGAGTATAAAGGTAAGTTATCTATTATAGATTTCAAAACATCTACCAAAGAAAAGAAAGATGAATGGATTGAAAACTATTATATACAGACTTGTGCTTATGCACAGATGTTTGAAGAGAGGACAGGGCAAGAAGTAAATCAACTTGTCATACTAATAGTTACACAAGATGGCACTGTACAAGAGTTTGTAAAAGACAAAAAAGAATATCTACCTTTACTTGACAGTGCATTAAAAGATTGGTATAGTAAGAACCAATAGGAGATATTATGAGTGATTTTTTAAAAGATATTATTAAGACAACTGGGAATGAATATGCAGCTTTAGTTGCAGACGGAGTAGAGGCTGGTGATGTTGATAGTTTTATTGACACAGGTTCATATGTGTTTAACGCATTGTTATCTGGTTCAATACATGGTGGATTACCAGCAAACAAAATAACTGCATTGGCTGGTGAGAGTGCAACTGGTAAGACATTCTTTCTAATGGGTATTGTCAAAAACTTCTTAGATGCAAATCCAAAGAGTGGTGTTGTATACTTTGAAAGTGAAAGTGCAATTACAAAACAGATGGTGATTGATAGAGGTATAGACCCAGAGAGAATGGTTATCGTTCCAGTCACAACGGTTCAAGAGTTTAGAACACAATCATTAAGAATATTAGACAGATATATGCAAGAAGATGTAAATGTTAGAAGACCTTTATTCTTATGTTTAGATTCGTTAGGTATGTTATCTACAACCAAAGAAGTAGAAGATACAGCAGATGGTAAAGAAACAAGAGATATGACTAGAGCTCAAGTATTGAAAGCTGCATTTAGAGTGTTGACTTTGAAACTTGGTAAAGCAAAAGTTCCTATGGTTGTAACAAATCATACTTACGATAGTATGGGTTCAATGTTTCCAACAAAAGAAATGGGTGGTGGTTCTGGATTGAAGTATGCAGCCTCATCTATTATATTCTTATCCAAGAAAAAAGAAAAAGATGGTACAGAAGTTGTTGGTAATATCGTGCATTGTAAGAACCATAAATCAAGATTGACTATAGAGAACAAGATGGTTGATGTAAGATTATCTTATGAAAAAGGTCTTGACAAATACTATGGATTGTTAGATATTGCAGAGAAGTATAATATATTCAAGAAGGTATCAACACGATATGAATTACCAGACGGTTCTAAACAATATGGTAAATCTATTATGAGTGACCCAGAGAAATTCTTTACAGAAGATATTATGAAACAAATTGAAGAAGCTGTAGGTAAAGAATTTAAATATGGATAACTATATTCGTGTATACGAAAATGCATTTAGTGATGAACTCTGTGATAGATTAATTAATAAGTTTGAGTCCACACCAGAAGGTAATAGAGAAAGACACGATATGGGAGAGATGCATTTCTCTCAGGTTAACTTTAGAGCTTGTGGTTGGAAAGAAGAACAAGACGAACTTGTAAATATATTTTTATCACATACTAAAAAATACACAGCTGATGTAGGTGTTACTACAGAGTTTCCACAGAAATATGCGTTGGAAGATATTAGATTGAAAAAGTATTCACCAGATGGTTACGACCAGTTTGGGCCTCATGTTGATGTTGTAGATAAAAGTACAAGTACAAGGTTTCTAGTATTCTTTGTTTATTTAAATGACAATGTTAGTGGTGGTACACATTTTGATAGAATTAACTTGACAAGTCCTTGTAAAAAGGGTAGTATATTAATATTCCCACCATTGTGGACACATCTGCATTCTGGGTTAAAACCAATAGATAAACCAAAATATATAGTAGGGAGTTATTTACATTATGTTGCACACGATTAATAATTGTTGCTCTAAATCTTATCTAGACTCTTTGATGTTATTATCACAGAGAAGTGATAAGTGGAACTTTAGATATCCAGAGGGTAAACCATTTGAACAGAGGTTTGCAAAGATAAATCTAGTACCAGATAATCAAGACACATCTCTTTCTGGTATGGCTATGGGTTTATTGTTACAAATCTATGATGCTGGTGGATACAAATACTTCGAACCAGAGGTTAAGTTCTGTGGTATATCTGTCAAAGGTGTAGGTATAGATGACCCACACACAGACACTTGGGATAAAGATACAGTCAAAATTCTAGGATTGTTAAATAGTGATTGGAATAGTGAAACAATGGGTGGTGGATTTATGCACGACAATAAATTACACTTCCTAAAGCCTACAAGTTTCGTTATATTTGATTCGAATAAAGTACATTGTGCTCAAGATGTATTGACAGATAAGAAAAGATTCGCAATAGATTACGCAGTGAAAAAGATATGAGTATAAGAGATAAGTTTTCATATGTAACGACTAAAGAACAAGACCAGACTTTGATAGGTATTAGAGAAGGTAAGTTTGCTGGTGTGGTATATAAGTATGGTAAGGTGGGATTTGGAGATGAAAATCCAGATGGAACTAAACCACTTCAGTTTCAGTATGATATAGTAGATAATAACGGAATACAACGAGAACAATTTGGTGAAGATTTTTTCACCCTCATAGGAGATATCCTAGTAGAAGTAATAGAGGAACAAGCAAATAATGAACCAGTCGATAGAAAGAACAGCTCTAAGTAACTTAATCACAAATGAAGATTACGCAAGAAAAGTAATCCCATTTCTAAGAAGTAACTATTTTAAAGTAAGAGAAGAAAGAATTGTATTTGAAGAGATACAAAAGTTTGTCGACAAGTATAAAAAGATACCTACCAAAACTGCACTAGAAATAGAAGTAGATAATAGAAAAGATTTAAGTCAAGATGACCATAGTAAAATTGTAAAACTTATTACAAGTTTAAATTCTACAGACGTAGATTTAGAATGGCTACTTGAAACAACAGAAAAGTTTTGTAAAGACAAAGCTATATACAATGCGATTGTAGATGGTGTAGAGATTATCGAAGGTAAAGATAAGAAAAGAACACCAGATGCAATACCAGATATTCTTACAGAAGCACTTGGTGTTTCATTTGACAACAGTGTGGGACACGATTACCTAGCTGATGGTCAACAAAGATATGACTACTATCACAAAAAAGAGGAGAAGATACCGTTTGATTTAGAATTTTTTAACAAGATAACAAAAGGTGGGTTACCACCAAAGACACTAAACATTGCACTTGCTGGAACAGGTGTAGGTAAAAGTTTGTTTATGTGTCACGTTGCATCTAGTTGTCTTGCACAAGGAAAGAATGTATTATACATTACAATGGAGATGGCAGAAGAAAAGATTGCCGAAAGAATAGATGCAAATATGATGAATGTAGAAATTAAAAACTTGCCAGAATTATCTAAGATGATGTTTGACGATAAACTTACAGAGATTAGAAAAAAGACAAGTGGTAAACTAATAATTAAAGAATACCCAACTGCGTCTGCACATAGTGGACACTTTAGAGGGTTAATCAAAGAACTAGCTATTAAAAAGTCATTTAAACCAGACATAGTGTTTATTGACTATCTCAATATTTGTGCATCAAGTAGATTTAAAGGTGGTGCAAATATCAATTCATATACAATCATAAAGTCGATTGCAGAAGAACTTCGTGGACTTGCAGTGGAAACAAATGTTCCATTCATGTCTGCAACCCAAACAACCAGAACAGGTTTTGTATCTAGTGATATAGGACTGGAAGACACTTCTGAAAGTTTCGGTTTACCTGCTACAGCTGACCTTATGTTTGCACTTATATCCACAGAAGCATTAGAAGAAATAGGACAAATGCAAGTTAAACAGTTGAAAAACAGATATAACGACCCCAGCATGAACAAACGATTTGTTGTGGGAGTGGATAGAAGTAAGATGAGATTATATGATGTTGAATCACAAGCACAAATGGAGATAGTAGACAATGGTCAAAATAAA